TTGGTATCGATACAGATAACAGGGCTGGTTCCGGTGTATGATACGGTAGCAATGTATGATGCCGGATTGGGGTCAACGTTGTTTGAGACAGCCACATTTTGATAAGACGAAGTGACCCAGCCTTTAGTTATGAGAGCCATATTCACATAGTTTTGGTCAATCTGGACGAATCCGTGATCACCAAACACTTGAAGTCCTGCAGAAGACATAGTATTTCCTTTTGTTTGAAACGGTAGTAAAAATATTTAATGGAGTAGGCAAATGGTTAAGGTAGCATTTTTCAAAGGTCGTCACCCGTCGATTATCGATAACATCGGGTCAGACTTGGTTCGTTGGTGGACAAACGGACCATATTCACACGTTGAGATAATCACCAAAACTAATGATCAAGGACAAAGCTATACCTTGTCGGCAGTTCTGAAAGCAAACGCGGTGCGTGGAGTTTGGCAGACTCTAGTGGATTCTGACTGGGACTTCGTTGAGTTGGATATTGATCCTGCTGTAGTAGAGTCTTGGTTTGATGATAAGATTAAACAGGGTTGTAAATATGATCTGTTGGGTCTGATCGGTTTTGTCCTAAGACGCAATCAATATAGCAAGAATAAATACTTTTGTTCAGAGACCGTTGCGGATTCTGTCGGTGTAGCTGAAGGATGGCGCTATGACCCGAACGCTCTCAAACCAATTATTGATAAACTTTCTACCTATAACAAGGGAACCTAATATGTCACGTTTTACTCCTATTGATGCTGCCGATAAGGAAGCAATGAAGACTCGCGCACTAGCTCTAAAGCCCCGCGCATTGAATGTTGTTGCTTCTGCACAAGGTTGGTCGCAAGTTCGTCCTAATGGCTCCCTAGAATTGCTAGTATCGTATCGCGGTCTAGATGAATTGCTAGGTGATGCTACAAGCGATCAAGATTCATCTGCCGAGCCAGTTGAAGTCGCCGCAGAAGAAGTAGCGGTTGAAGATACCGTTGCGGATGCTGCTCCTGAGCCTGCTGCAGCCCCTAAGAAGGCTGGACGCCCGAAGCGGGTAGCGGAGCCAGTCGCAGTGGAAGCGGACGCTCCTGCTGAGTCTAAAGAGGCGGCTGAATAATGAAGACTGTTCAAGACTTCCTTCAGAAGTTAGTTGAAGATGCTGCCGGTGGTGATGGCGGTGAAGAAACATCAACTAATAACGTAAGCTCAGGCAATGTAGCATTGGTCACTCCGCCAATGGGCGCTGTTCAGAAGCGTAAAAATCCGGTATCAGAGGACGTTTCAAATTCTACTGAAACCGACAACGCATTGGCAGATACCGTAGGTCAAATTCCTCTAGGCACGGTTTATGCTGATGGTGCCAAGGGCAAGGTTGATCCTAACACCGGAGAAGAAGTTGCTGCCCCGGTTGAAGATGAATGCTTAGTTACGCGATTCATGCGACTACAACAATACCAAAACGATCAGATGATCAGCTATGCATAAAAGAATCCTCCAGAGAAATCTGGAGGATTTTTCTTTACTTTACATACTATCCCCGCTATAATATCGGTGAACCCTGTAGGAGTTAACGTTGTTTAATATGGAGAAATATGTCCGATAATTTTTACACGAACATCGATGTTCGTGGTAGCAAGATTTTTCTGCGCTATTTTGAAGATGATAAGCATAAGTCTGAGATCATCGAATTTGCGCCTGAGTTGTATATCCGCACTAATGATGCCGCCAAAGCCGACGCAATGTCGATGCACGATGAACCACTAGAGGCGGTTCAATTCTCTGATAGTAAGGAAATGAGAAGCTTCATCGAATCTTACAAAGATATCGATGGTTTCGCCGTTTATGGTACTGAGAGTATCATGAATCAGTTCGTCTCCAAAGTTTATCCTGGTGAGATTAAGTATGATGGTGCAAAGATTAAGGGAGCGATTGTCGACATTGAAACCTTTTCTGGAGATATTGAGGTTCTTCCTGACGGTACGATTGCGCCCATCGATGGTCCGTTTCCTAAGCCAGAAGAAGCAGCGCACCCGATCAATCTGATCACACTGTATCATACGGTAGAGAAGAAGTATTACGTTTGGGGTCTGGAGTATTTCAAGGGCCAGTTCATCGGAACCTATAAACACAATCCGGCTCATCCCCGCGTAGGTAAGCTGAACGTTGAGTATCGCGGGTTCCGTGAGGAATTCGATATGCTGAACGACTTCGTGGGACTATGGCAACAGAAGGCTTTCAACTTCTGGAGCGGCTGGTATATTGAGGGCTTTGATAATCCGTATCTGACGAACCGTATTGAGAAGGTTTGCGGAGAGGCGATGAAGAAGAAACTCAGTCCGTGGAACATGGTTAACAAGAATTCGATTAAGACTGGTTGGGGTGAAGAACAAACCGTCTATGAATTCTTCGGAACCCAGATGCTCGACTACAAGCAATTGTTCGAGAAGCACGGCTATATGAATCCGGATGACACAAAGCTGGATACGGTTGCTCGTTTGATTCTGGGCGAAGGTAAGGTTGATTACGCGGATGAAGGTAATCTGAACACGTTGTATATTCGGAATTATCAGAAGGCTGTAGAATACAACTTGGTTGACGTCGATCTGATCGTTATGATGAACGCCAAGAAACGATTCTTCGAGTTGACGTACATTCTGGCATATCTATGTAAGGCGAATTATCAGGATACGCTTGGAACAGTGCGTCCGTGGTCGTCGCTGACGTATTCGATGCTGGTGAATCGCGGTCAACGTCCTAAGATCAAATCAGTCTATGAAGGTGATACGCAGTTTGGCGGTGGGTTCGTCCGGGAAATTAAGGGTGGCCGATTCAAGTGGGTCGTATCTTGTGACTTGAATAGTCTATATCCTCACTTGATTCAGCAGTACAATCTCGGAGCGGAAACGATTGTTGAACCTGAAGATTTGCCGGTAGAGGTTCGGAATATTCCTAACTTCACACTAGATGATCTGGTCAACAAGCGAGTCGATCTGTCGGCGCTGAAGAAGTATAACTTGTGTATGACGGCGAATCGTGCTTTCTTCCGTCGAGGCAAGAAGTCTATCTTCAATGAAAAGACGCGGGAGATTTATGATTCTCGTAAGAAGGTTAAGAAGCAAATGCTTGCCTTCGAACAAGAGGAAGTGAATCTGAATGCTAAGATTGGCGACCGTGAGCCGACTCCTGAAGAAATGATGGTGTTGGAAGAACTAGCGATCAAAATCTCGACATATGATGTTCATCAACACTCGTTGAAGATTCTGATGAACTCTCTGTTTGGAGCGATCGGCAATAAGTGGTTCCGTGAGTTCTTCGATATTCGGGTTGCGGAAGGTATCACGTTGTCTGGTAAGCTGTCGATTCTGTGGATCGCCCGTAAGCTAGACGAGTATATGAACAAGGTTCTGAAGTTGGGTGAAGTTGAGCATAAGATTCACCACACTAACCGTCCGGCAGCTACAACCCTGGAAGTCGTAAGCGGTCACAACTTCGCAATCTATCAGGATACTGACTCGTGCTATCTGGATATGTCTAAGCTGGTAGACAAGTTGTTTACTGAAGAACAGCAAAAGACCGAAGTTGAGAAGATTGTTAACTTCCTGGATAAGTTGTTCTCGGATAAGATTGAACCTTATATCGACAGTTGCTATCAAGAACTGGCGGAGTATGTCAACGCGGACGATCAGCGTATGTTCATGAAGCGAGAAGTTATTGCGACTTCGGCAATCTGGTCTGCGAAGAAACGTTACACTATGTTGGTGGCCGACTCTGAAGGCGTTCGTTACTTCCCTGATCTGTATCATAAGACGGTTGGTCTAGATGCAGTTAAGGCGTCGTCTCCGAAGCATTGCCGGGACTGGATGTTGGAAGCATACAAGATTGCTCTTCAAGGAACCGAAGAAGAATTGCAAGACTTCTGCGCAGTGAAGAAGAAAGAGTTTATGTCTTTGCCGGTAGAACGGGTTGCAACTCCGTCGGGTGTGAATGGATTGGAGAAGTATTTCGATCCTGAAAACGTCTATACGAAGGGAGCACCGAAACACGTTAAAGCGGCTTTGTATCATAACTATATTATCCAGAAGAATAAGATTCCTGGCATAGCTAAGATTCAGTCTGGTGATAAGATTAAGTTTGTTGAGCTGAGACAGCCTAATCCTTATGGTTGCGAGTGTATCGCTTTCCAGGGTAAGTTGCCGCCAGAGTTTAAGTTGGAGAAGTATATCAACTATGAGTCTAACTTCGAACGGTCGTTTACATCGTTGCTGGATAATCTGTTGAAATCTATTAATTGGAGTTCTACTCGTCAAGCATCTGTAATGGACTGGTTTAGCTAATCATATGGCCCCTCAGTATATTCATACTGAGGGGCTTTACTTCGTCCGACTTTACATAGTATAATTTCGTACCTTAACTAAGAATGGAATGGATTCGGAAATGGAAACGGTTACCAAAGTTGATTTGCGTGATTTGTTTGAACTGTCGGCCGAACACCGGCAGTTGCTTGAGCGTGCTCAAATGTATGATTGGTGGTATGATCGCTGTGCATCGTTTGATGAAATGTTTTCTCTTTCTGAATTCAAGTCTAAGTACGATGCTGGTGATATCGGCAACTTTGTGTATTATCGTCCGCTGGATATCGTCTTTTCGACGCTGCGCCCGGCAGACCACGCCGACTTTATGTCGGGTATCTATTCTCTGCATCATCTGAAGCGAGGTATCTTGCCTATCGTTTTGGATTTCGATGAATATGAAGAAGAACGTCTGAGCCGGTACATGAACCGCCTGTTCTGCTCGAATTGGGATGGTCAGGATAACTTCCTGATCGAGGGTCTGGGCGCATATCAATCATCCTGTAACCGTAGCGTTTCCTATCATAGGAATTATCAACTCACAGCGCAAGAAAAGATTGTGTTTGCTGCGCTGGAACATGAAGTATTCAACTGGGGTATGTCTGATGACAACAACTAATATGGAAGTGAAGGTGGTTGAAGATGCCGACTTGATCGATTTCGGCCAACTTGAATATGGGCAGGCTTTTAAGTTTGGTCATGAGATTTTTATCAAGTTCAACAATACGTTTGATTCCAGGGGTGATCTGAATGCGGTACAGATCGGGAAAGCAAATCGAATTTGGATCAACAGTCACATCAAGGTTAAGCCGGTTAAATCTATTGTGATTAACCTGTAAGGAAGCAAATGAGCGAAGTAGATTTGAGCAAGTTTAAACTGCTCGATGAGTTGGATATGATATTACTCAGACCTGACACGTTTGTTGGGGCTCTGGAAGCAAAGACGATCAACTCATATATTTTCAAAGATAACGGCGCTGACCCGGTTTTCCGGGACATCACCTATAGTCCGGCACTCTGGAAAATCTTCGATGAGATTATTCAGAACTGTTATGATCATCACAAGCGCCCAGAAGGCAAGACGTTGACTAAGGTTGACGTCACGATAAATCCGATTACCGGTATGATTTCGGTTAAGGATAACGCGGGCATTCCTGTAGCAAAACACCCCGAGCATGATCTGTATATTCCTTGTATGATCTTCGGGATGCTTCGCTCCAGTAGCAACTATGACGATACGGAGCAGCGTGAAGGTGGTGGTCGTAATGGTCTTGGTTCGAAGCTGACCAACATCTTCTCGACGTTCTTCAAGGTTGAAACCTGCGACGGTAAGAACCGTTATGAAAAGACGTATGAGAATAATCGTCGTCAAGAATCAGTTCCTAGTATTAGCAAGGGTGTGACGAAGGGCACGACAATTACGTTCGTACCGGATTATGAGCGCCTTGGTTGTACTCTGGATGAAGACAACTACGGTATGTTGGTTACGCGGATTTATGAAATTGCCGCGTGCCTTCCCGGAGTTGATGTTACGCTGAACGGCAAGAAGATTGATGTGAAAGGCTTCCAGAAATTCGTTGGGAAGTTTGGTGATGGGCTGTATACGGAAAACTCGCACTGGCGTGTCGGCGTTTTGGGTTCCGGTTCAGATGGCTTCAAGCACATCAGCTTCTGTAACGCTACGCACACTTGGTTGGGAGGTACTCACGTAGACTACCTGGCCGAACAGCTGGCGTATGGAGTTCGGGATTACATCAAGAAGAAAACGAAGCAAGACTTAAAACCTTCAGACATTAAGAATCATTTCTTCTTGATGGTTGACTGTACGGTCTACAATCCGAAGTTTTCGTCTCAGACGAAAGAGCACATGAACCTTGCAATTAAGGATTATGGCACGACGTTTAAGTTTGATGATGCATTCTTCAAGAAGCTGATTAAGTCTCCGATTATCCAAGAGATTGTGGAGTGGGCGATTAATCGCAAGAAGCTCCAGGATATGGCGGACCTGAAGAGGCTGAGTAAGGATGCAGCTAAGACTTCACCTAAGACAATCGACAAGTACGAACCCGCTTCGCAAAAGACGAATCGTGAGGAATGTATCTTGTTCGTTTGTGAGGGAGACTCGGCAGCAAATCCGCTTATCTCCGCCCGTGATCCGAAGAAACACGGCGTGTTCGCCCTACGCGGTAAGCCTCTGAATATGGGTAACGCCAAGATCGATGCTATCAAGGCGAACGTTGAGATCAAGAACCTAATGGCTGCGGTGGGTCTGGAGTTTAACACCAAGGCCGAAGATTTGCGGTACGGTAAGATTGTTCTTGCTACAGATGCCGATATGGATGGTATGCACATTCGCGCTCTGGCAATCAATAATTTTTATCATAAATGGCCAGAACTTCTACGCGAAAATAAGATATACTATCTGCGGACCCCTATCGTGCGAGTAAAGATGGGAAAGACTAAGTATGAGTTCTTCTCTGAGGACGAATATCATACTTGGAGTGCGAAGCAGACAGGTAAGATGGAAGTCAAATTCCTTAAGGGGCTGGGCGGTAACTCTACTGAGGACTTTAAGAAGTATATGTTTGACGAACAGTATCTTGTTCCGATTACACTTGAAGACGAGGAAGACATCCGGCTGTTGACGATGGCTTTCGGTGATCCAGACGACAAAAAGGTATGGTTGAATCTTGAATAATATTCGCAAGGAAATGGACGCATTGAAGATGGCCACGAGTCGCATTTATAGTGAGATTCGTAATCTTCAAAAGATCTGTAAGCATGTTAACGCTGAGAAGATTCCAAACTCAGATACAGGCAACTGGGATCGCGGACAGGATAGCTATTGGTATGATTGCTCTTGTCCCGATTGTGACAAGAGGTGGATGGAAGATCAGAAATGAAGATTGCAGATTTTATTGATAGTCAGTTTCGTGAGTATGCAAACTACGACAACGAGCGTAGCTTACCTCATATCATGGACGGGCTGAAGACGACGCAACGTAAGGTTCTGAGCGCGTTCGTGGAGCATATTGGCTATTCGACTATCGTTTGTGATAAGGCCGGTATGCGAGCGGCTGACGTGACGAAGTATAAGCACGGCGCAACTTCGATGATCGGCGTATTGATCAACATGAACCAGGATTTTCCTGGTTCGAACAATATGCCTCTCTTTGAGAAGGAAGGTCAGTTCGGCACCCGCTTGAATCATAAGGCGTCGTCTGAGCGGTATATTTCTACCAAGCTTGGCGATACTTTCAAGAAGATGTTCGATCCTGAGGACAACTTCATCTTGGAAGAGCAGTTCGATGATGGTGATCGGATTGAGCCGCGTTTCTATATCCCGAAGCTGCCTATGCTGCTTATAAACGGCTCGGATGGTACGGGTAATGGGTATGCCTCTACGGTCCTGCAGTACGATGCTAAGGACGTTAAAACGGCTGTAGAAGAGGTTCTAAAGACCGGTGTTGTGCAGACCCCGCTGACGCCGTTCCTTAAGGGTTACTATGGAGCGATCTCAAAGGATCATGCTAGTGGTCAGGTTGTGTTCGAAGGTCAGATTGAACGAGTCGGCGCAAATAAGATCATCATTCACGAGTTGACCCCGAATCGTCAGCTTGCTGATTATAAGGCGATTCTGAATGCTCTGGTTATCGACAAGACAGGTCCGAATAAGGATTTGCCTCCGTTCATCAAGGACTACGACAACGAATCGACTGAGGACGAATGGAAGTTTGTTCTTGACGTTCCGCGTAGTACGATGCAACTGTCTGATGAGGAACTGTTGGTGAAGCTCAAGCTGATCGAACGACAAACCGAAAATCTGACGGTTTGGTTGCCGAGCGGAAAGCTGAAGCGGTTCTCTAGCGTTGAGATGTTGATTCAAGAGTGGGTCGAACTTCGCTTGCGTTATTACGAAGTGCGCCGCCTAGATCAGATCGAACGTCTGAAGGTGGAATTGGATTGGTTGAATACAAAAGCCGCTTTCATCCGCTGGTGGAATAAGAATTCATCAGAGCTTGTAACTCTGAAGAAAGACGCCCTGAGGACTGCTATTGTAGTCCACGTAACTAAGAATGAGGATCAAATTGCTCTTTTACTTAACATTAGAATTAGCAACTTGGGGCTTGAAGAAGTGGAAGCTCTCACAAAGGAAATCGAGAAGGTAGAAGTTAAGGTCAAGACTCTGGAATCAACGACAAATAAGAAGATGATGTCGTCAGAGGTTAAGGCTCTGAAACTGGATTAAAAGCATAGACGAAAGCACATAGTAGGCGTATAATACTTTTACTATGTGCAGTACCTAACCGGAAATAGAAATGGCAGATTTCAGTTCGATGCGCCCTAAACGTCAAGTGCCGCAGAAAGCAAATGTAAGGAAGTTTGTGTCCATTACACCGATGGTGGATGAGGATGGTAGCTATCTCGTCTTGCGTCGGTATAAGGAAAAAGAGAAAGTTGGCGAAGCTGTCCTTCATATCGAGAAGGGCAACACGCCATCCGCAGTTCGTGAACAAGTTGAAGAATTTCGAAACCTTTAAGGAAACCCCTAAGATGTCTAAAGTTGTTAAGTTGTCGGCAGAAACTCTGCAAGTGTTGAAGATTGCATCTGGTATTAACAAGTCGCTGGCCTTCAAGGCGGGCAACGAGATCAAGACGGTTTCGGCAACCGGTTCGATCGTCATGGAAGCAACGATCACTGAAACCTTCCCGGCTGACTTTGCGGTCTATGAACTGCCGAAGCTGCTTGGTGTTCTGGCGCTGCCGTCGTTCAAGGATGCTGAGCTGGTGTTTGAAGACGGCGTTGATACGCATATGATCATCAAGGCCGGTTCGTCCAAGATCAAGTATTTCTACACCCCTGAAGACTTCGCCAAGCATCCGGGCAAGTCTATCGTTCTGCCGAAGGTTGACGTTGAAGTCAATCTCCAGAAGGATACGCTGGAAGCATTCGAGAAGGCAGCTGCCGCTCTGGGCCACAAGTTCATGAAGTTCGCCGTGAAGGACAAGGAATTGTTCCTGGTCGCGACGACTCCTGAACTGGATACGTCCAACGACTATATTGTCGATATGGGTGCTCAAGATTCGGACGACTTCGAAGCGATGGTGAAGCTCGAAAATCTGAAGCTGGTGCCGGGCGATTTCAACGTCCAACTCCTGAAGATGGGTGGCCGTGGTATTAGTAAGTGGTCGCATCTGACCCGTAAAATTAACACGTTCATCGGTCTGGAGCTGTAAGTAGAAATGAGGGGCGCAAGCCCCTCTCTGTATTATGACCCTGAACCGGGTTGATTAACCAACAAACCGAAACTATACAATGAGTGAAGTGTATCTCTGGGCAGAACGTTTCCGCCCGCAAACTCTTGACGATGTTATCATCCCAGAAAATGTTAAAGTGCAGTTCAGGAAATTCATTAGCGAAGGCCAACTGCCGAATCTGCTTCTGACTTCCACGTCACCTGGTACCGGTAAGACGACCACCGCAAAAGCGCTGTGCAACGAACTGGGTATCAAGCCTCTTTTCCTTAACGCCTCTCTCAACAACAGTATTGATGATATTCGTGTATTGGTTATGCAATACGCGACGACAACTGCAATCTCGATGTTTGGTGACGAGAAAGCAAATCACAAGGTTGTTATCTTCGATGAGGCTGATCGCCTGTCGCCGGCAGCAATGGACGCGTTGAAGGGTATCATTGAGGAAACTCACAAGCACTGCCGTTTCATCCTCACTGCGAATACGAAGAGCAAGATCATTGATCCTCTGCAATCGCGTCTGACCAATATCGAATTCCGCTTCAGCAAGGCTGATTCGGACAAGCTGATGGTGCAGATGCTGAAGCGAGTGTTTCATATTCTTGGTGAGACGAATACGCCTTATGATAAACCGTCTGTAGCGGGTATCGTGAAGGCATACTTCCCTGATAACCGTGGTCTGCTGACGTTCCTTCAGATGGAATCGCAGGGCGGGGATATCGGTCCAGGTTCGCTCGCTAAAGCCTCAGCAGCGAGTCCCGAAGCCCTCATTGAAGCGATGAAGGGTAAGAAGTACAAGGAAGTTCAGACCTACGTTATTAACAACGTGGACCGTATGCAAGATGACTTCTATGAGCGTCTGTTCCGTCTTATGGAACCGGCGATCACCGATCAGTCGATTCCGCAGGCGGTTCTGGTCTTGGGCGATTATCAGAAGTATGACCAAGTGGTGCCGAGTAAGTATCTCCATTTCTTGGCTCTGTGTACTGAACTGATGATGCAGGTACAATTCAAATGATGCAAACAATCCTAGATCAAATTACGTGGTCTCATGCAGCGGCGTTGTATTTGGGATTGTGCTTCGGTATCGCTTTGTGGTGGATCGGTCTTTGTGCGCATAGCGACATATTCAAGGGTCCGGATCATAAGTTTGGATATAACTACAAATCGGCGTTCAGTTGGATTCTGCTTCTGTTCTTTGCTTGTCCCTTGTTGAATCTAGTAACCCTGACGGTGACTTTGTGGACTATGATGATCAGCCGGTTAGATAGATACAAAGAGAATCTGAGGAAGAAAGAATATGCCCAGTCTGTTTGAATGGCTCGACAAGATCAACACCGGAAAAGATATTGCGCTGAATGAGGATGATCCCTACAAAGATTATCCCACCTTCCAAATTCTTCAAGGGCTGAGTCAGAATCTGGATACGATCCTGCTAGCCAATGAGATGAATAAACGTCCAGGGTTATCTAAGGAAATGCAATTCAAATTTCTAGATAAGTCCATTATCAAGAAGAAGCGGTTTGGTAAATGGGCTAAGGTTGAGGAAGAAGCCAATAAGGCTGATATCGAAGTTGTGTCTGAGTTCTACCAAGTTAATCGGAATAGAGCAAAGGAATATCTGAAGCTGATTAACCCGACTGAGTTGGATTATATGCGCAAGCGAGTCAGCAAGGGCGGGTCAGATACTATCGGTAAAGGACGTAAGAAATGATATGGTTGAAAGCGGTAGATATCATTGGTGCCGATTCTAAGGTTGATGATATCCTTCCTTATTTGGTAGAAGTGGAGTTGGTCGGGGATAGCTTTCTGAAGGTGAAGGAATCGCTCACTCGCATTGGTATTCCAGGAAAGCCGGATTTTGAACACGGCTTTCCGACTCTCCACCAAACCTGTCATATTCTATATAAGCGCGGTCGGTATTACATCTGCCACTTCAAGACCTTGTTTCTCCTAGATGGTAAGGAAAACACTCTGGTTGAGGCGGATATCGCACGACAGAATACGATCATCAATCTCCTTCAGGAATGGAACCTCGTCAAAGTGGTTTATCCTGATATGATTGAAAAGCCGGTTTGCTCTCTGAAGACCCTTAAGGTTGTGAAGTATTCGGAGCGGGACCAATGGAAGTTTGTTAGTCGTTATGATGTAGGTTCTAATATGAGGAAAGAAGCCGCATGAGCAGTTTGACAGAAGCACAGAAAGAACGGTTGGTGAAGTTGATTGAGGAATGTTCTGAGATCCAAAAGGTGGCATGTAAGATTCTGCTCTGGGGTTATGACTCGGTCAACCCGTATGCTCCGCAAGATGGTACGAATCTGAATCAGCTTCAACTTGAGATGGGTGATTATGACGCCATCTTTGCGTTGATGGCCAATAATGGCGATATTGATGTTGAGGCCGTCAACGAACGTCATCACAAGAAATATCAGATTTTGCCTCAGTTTCTGCATGAGGGGCATGAGTTTTGATAGTTGAATATTATAGCAGGAAGTATGGCGCCGGTCATTCCAATATTGATACGCTAGAATATTGGTATTATCAAGTCCCGGAGTTGCCGCTGCCGCGCCTGGGTGAGTACGTACAGTTTAGTTCACAAGATAGAGAAAGAAAGGTGATCCACATTGTACATCTAGTAGATCGTGGTGTTGTTCAAATCTTTGTCGTATAAGGTTAATAGAATATGTTTGAAGCAGTATCAAGTCTTAACGTAGCATTCGGTAATCTCGCTGGTGATCCGCTGAACCCTGATTGGGACCGTCTGAAGAGCCAAGCCCAGAATATTCTTGATGAATATAATGAGCTGATGGAAGACGGCATTGAAGCAAAGAATATGACGGAAGTCCGTGATGCTATTTGCGACATCCTCGTGTTTACCCTTGGTCTAGCCCACATGGCGGGCGTACCTGTCGTAGAAGATATGGATGAAGTGGACCGTTCCAATCGCTCCAAATTCTGCGCCGATCCGGGTCAACTCCTAGCAACCATTGACAAATATAACCAACTTGGTGTGGAAGTCGTTGTTGATGGCGTATATCCGATGAAGCGGGTTAAGTCGGCCAAGGAGCAGAAGGATAATAAAGGCAACAACTATCCGAAAGGCAAGATGCTGAAGTCGGTATCGTTTGTTGAGCCTAAGCTGCGCGATCTATGATCACAAAGATACAAAAGTATTGTACACAAATAGGTGAAGACCCTAAAGGTCATCGCCAATGGATGTATGAGGAAAAGACTAGCTATGGTTACAAGACAATTTCGTTTTGGTCTATGCCAGGCGATTACCCTTCAATTGGGGATACTATAGAGGAAGGATTGCTTGTTAAAAATAACAAAGATCAAGCTGGATAGTAACAACCGGATGATCAGAGTAGGATTTGGGAAGCACGAAGGGGTTTGGTTCTTTCGTGCCGATTTTTGGTTTAACGGTTATAGGATAACTCGTGACGACTTTTAAGGTGATGTTCAGGTCGCTATACGCAGGTAGTTTTGGAGTTAGTATCAGCACAGTAATTGAGGAATTTCCTACCAAAGAAGCAGCCGAGATTGCCATAAAGCAGGTAGACAAGAATCCTCTATCCGTTTACGTGAGCAGTCAAAGCATCCGACTCTATACTGTATGAGCTATCTTACGCAGCAACAACGCCGTAGGTTTCTAGTCGATATCACCAGAGCACAATGGGCAGTTGATGTTGGTAAATTGCTTGATGATATCGAAGTGGCTGTGGCCAACGCTATCCTAACTAAGCAAGCATCTGAGCGCAGATTCGCAGAGGCACCCGGAGAGCCAGAAAGAACTGGCTTGCCTCATTATGATATTGAACCTGAAGAAAATTGGGGATACGGAAATTGAAAACGTCTAAAGAATGGTGGGATGAAACGAAGTCGGATACAGTTAAGATCAATAACTGGCTCCAAGCTCAATACACCGGAGAAATCACAGCAGCAGGACGTATTGTTGATTTCGGCGAAAAGTATGCCGCGACGGACAAGGAGAAGAAGATTCTCAACTTTATCGCGGATCAAGAGCGGACTCACGCAGATTGGATCAAGACTCTATTGGTGACCCGTGGTATCGAACCGAAGGTAGGAAATGCTAACAAAAGGTATTGGAAAGAAGCGTTGCCGGGTATCTCCGACTTTGCAACCGGTGCGGCAGTTGCGGCTCATGCGGAGGCAATGCGTCTTGAGCGAATTCGCGCGATTGCGGAGGATGAAGAGTCTCCAGCTGATATTCGCTTCACGTTCCTGAGAATCTTGGTGGACGAGATTGGTCATGAGCGCATGTTCCGTCGGCTGAGCAACGCTGAAGCTTTGGAAGCGACTCTTGGTCATCACGAAGCTGGGGCTAAATCTTTGGGTCTAGTTATCTAAATAATCAGAGATAACCAACCAAAGGAAGCAACATGAAACTCTCTATTCATCACTTTATTGATATTCAAAAATATCACAAGAACAATCTGATTCTAGCGCCTGCTGGCAACTTGGGCATTTCCAGGAGCGACATGCCTCAGATTGATCGGGCGAATAGGGAGGATTTTATCAAGTGGCTTGAACTGCGTGGGATTAAAGTCCGTAATATAAGGATACCCGCGCGATCCCTTAAACTAGCTCAGGGTGAATATAACCGCGATAAAGTAGGATCAATCATCGACAGCGGTCATGCCGGTGAAGACCCTATCTTTGTTAGCAAGGATGGATACGTTGTGGATGGTAACCACCGTCTCATTGCGCACCTCAACATGCCCGGCGCGAGTAAGTACATTCAGGTGACTGAGCTGGGACAAGATATTAAGGGGTTGTTGGATGAGATTAGCCACTACCCTAATGTTCGGTACAGAAATCTGAACAACGTCTGAGTTTCATAACACTTCATAAAAAAGTTCTTTACTTTCCGAAACTGTTTTACTATACTTTAATCATAGGCGGTCGGAAAGAAACTGCCTAGGGAAGAAAGGTAAGGTTGTAGTAAAGGGAGGTTGGTCGGGCTACTCATAAGCCCTTGTGAGAAATACAATATATTATGAAGGAAGGGAACTGTCATGCAAACTCAAAACGCCATCAAGATGATCGCCTCGTTCAACCGTGGCATCTTCGTTCCTCTGATCGGAGCCCATCAGCAACCGGTCGCGGTGCACAACCTTCTTAAGGAGAAGGGTGCGCGAGTGAGCCTGGACCATGTCCGGGCAATGATGGAAGGCCGCGAGAGCGAGTTCAAGGACTTCGAAGTTGTTCAGGTGATCGGCCATCACGCCGGGGCTCAACAAGCTCAGGCGCAACAACCGGCACCGGTTCGTCGGAATCCGATGCCAAGTGGCCTACCGGGTCGCTTGGTGAATCCCGGAACCCAACAGACCAATTTGACATCGCCTGCTCCCGCACAAGCGC